ATGAAATTACATGGAATATCTTACATTCCTGTCGCAGTACCCCCTAACGAAAAAACAAAGAACGTATACAAAAGGGGTGACTGTGATATGTATGGTACAGATAGGTCTGGTCTTGCATCGAACCGATTGAGTTTCGATGACCCTAGTAGACACATGATTCTTCCAGAGATTATCTCAAAAGAACCATTAGGGCCAGTAGTCAAATATGGAGATCAGAAGTGGTCAGATATAGTTCGATGGACAGTTTATGTTCTGTTCATTGCAGAAGAAATGGGAATAAGTTCTAACAATATAGATAATTTTAAAGGACATATAAATCCAAATATCCAAAGATTTATGGGTGAATTAAATGGTAAAGAACATCCACATCTTGGGGCTAAACTTGGACTAGATGCAAAGTGGTCATACAATGTAATAAAACAAGTAGGAAATTATAAAGAAATATATGAACGTAATGTGGGGCCGAATACCCCAATAGGATTAGAACGTGGATTGAACCGATTATACATTCATGGAGGATTATTATATGCACCACCTCTCAAATAAGGAAAGTAAATGGGTCATGTTACACGTTTCTCTAAAGACAGTGAAGGAGAAGATCGAAAAAATCATTTCGAGCTAGTACCAGAAAATCGTACTGCTGTAGATAATATTCTACGAGTAAATCATGGCAATCAAATGAGGTTGGGATTGATGGCAGATGCAAAAGCAAATATTATGATCACAGTTACCTCTATCGTTTTTTCTGTTACAGTTGCAAATCTAGATAACGAAGCTATAAGATGGCCTCTATTAGGATTTGCATTTGGTTGTTTTCTTGCATTATTATTTGCAATATTTGCAATCATTCCGAATACAGATTACCCTAAAGTAAAGGGATCGAATGGAATTGACAGGGAATCTCCTATATTCAATCCTTTGTTTTTTGGACACTTTGCACATTTGGACATACACGAATACAAAGAAGATTATGCAAAGATATTAATGTCAGATGATGAAGTATATGATTCGATGGCAGGGGATATTTACGGACAAGGAAAAATACTTGCACTAAAGAAGTATAAGTACTTAAAATGGTCTTATAATAGTTTTCTTATAGGAATGTCAAGTGCTATTATAATTTTTGTTGTACAAAATTTAATCTAGGTTATTTAATGTCAGTACGAACTATGCAACGAGTAGCGGAACACTCATTATTTAAAGCGGCTTTACCCATTGTTACTGCAACCTTAATTGGTAGTATAACATGGATTTTTGTAACTGTCATGGAATTAGATAAAGTACTACATAAAATAGAGGATTCAGAACTTCCTCAAATTAGACAAATATTAGAAACGCACACAAAACAAATAGACAATTTAGAAACGATGGTTACTGACTTGAGAATAAAATTTGCAGAATTATCATCTCCTGGCCATCCAGCAAATCGACCATATTATCCAGATCATTAATAATGATAGAACATAAAACTTACTTAGGAAATCCTTTACTCAAATCTGCATATGTTCCTCAAGATTTTTCTGAAGAACAGGTTGGGGAGTATATAAGATGTCAACAAGATCCTCTTTATTTTGTCCATAATCATGTAAAAATTGTTTCTGTTGATGAAGGTCTAATTGAATTTGATGTTCGTGATTATCAAGAAGACATGATAAACAGATTTCACAATGAACGATTTGTGATCTGTAAGATGGCTCGTCAATCTGGTAAGTCAACTACTATTCTTGCATATCTTCTTCATTACATCCTTTTTAACGAGAATGTTTCAGTTGCAGTTCTTGCAAACAAAAAAGCAACTGCAATGGAACTTCTTGGAAGATTGCAACTTGCATACGAACATATGCCGAAATGGTTGCAACAAGGAATTTTGATCTGGAACAAAGGAAACATTGAACTTGAAAATGGCTCAAAGATTCTCGCTAGTTCTACTTCTGGATCTGCAATTCGAGGTGGAACTTTCAATATCATTTTCTTAGATGAATTTGCCTTTGTTCCATCTAACATTTCTGAAGAATTTTTCAGTTCAGTATATCCTACAATTTCATCTGGTAAAACCACAAAAGTATTCATCGTTTCTACGCCAAACGGAATGAATATGTTCTACAAATTGTGGACAGATGCAGAAGAAAAACAGAATGATTACTCTCCTATTTCAGTTCATTGGACACAAGTTCCAGACAGAGATGAAGAATGGAAACAGAAAACTATTCGGAATACTTCTGAACGACAATTTCAACAAGAGTTTGAATGTTCATTTCTTGGTAGTTCTAATACGCTAATTTCTACTGATAAATTAATGTCGATGCCGTTTAAGAGTCCTATTTTTCAACATGAAGGGTTGGATGTCTATCAAGAACCAATTGAAAACCATACTTATGTAATGATATGTGATGTTGCAAGAGGGGTTGGACTTGATTATTCTGCATTTTCAGTTATTGATGTAACTAAACAACCATATCGACAAGTTGCGAAATATCGAAGGAATGACATTTCACCGATGTTATATCCAAACGTGATTTACACAACCGCACAGAAATACAATGAAGCATTTGTTTTGGTAGAAGTAAATGATATAGGACAACAAGTAACCGATATTCTTTATCATGATTTGGAATACGAAAACATGATGATGGTCACAATGCACGGCCGGAATGGACAACAAATTGGTAGTGGTTTTTCAAAGAACGTATCAATGGGAATTCGCACGACAAAACAAGTTAAACGAATTGGATGTGCGACACTCAAGGATTTGATTGAAAGAGACAACCTACTTATTGAAGATTTTGATACGATTAGTGAGTTGACGACTTTTATTGGAAAGAGTACATCATGGGAAGCAGATGATGGTGCTAATGATGATTTGGTTATGACAATGGTTCTGTTTTCTTGGTTAGTACAACAAAGATATTTTAGAGAGTTGACAGATCAAGATATTCGGGAAAAAATGTTTGCAGAACAAATGAAATTGATTGAGGAAGAACTTGTTCCCTTTGGTATCATTGAAGATGGTCATGATCCAGATGAATATCAAATTCCAGGCGATTCTAATACGTGGGCCCCGGCCGGAGATAAAAATCAGTATGAATATTTTTAGAGATATTCTTTTTTCTTCTTAGATTCAGATTCAAATCCAAAATCGTCTTCTTCTTTTGTTATTTCAGTACTTAATAACAAAAGTAACGCATCTATTTCTTTTTCTAATTCTGGTCGAATATTACGAAGTCGAAAGAGATATTTAACACTTTCTCTTTCAATCATTTCTTTACTGACACGAACAGAAGTATAACTTCTTTTATTTTGACTTTTGGTTTGAAGTTCTAAGTGTTCGGGATTGACACAACCACTATTTTCACAAGTTTGATGTACAACCATGTTTTCTGCAATATCTCCTTTGCTAAGAAGATATGCAAATCGGTGTGCGGGCATAGATTTTCCATCATAGGAAAACATACCATACCCTTGTTTTTGTCTGGCTGCAGTCCAATTATGACAATCTGTTGATTTCGTTATTTTTGCATTGAAACGATCAATGGCTTTTTGAGGAAACTTCATATTTACTTTACACTAAATATTATACATCAATTATGATTATTTATAAATATTTGAAGAGTAAGATATACTTTCTTAAAAAAACTCACAAAATTTTAACGGAGATTAAGATATGGCCTTTCAAGTAAGTCCAGGCGTAAACACTTCAGAAATTGACTTAACAGGAATTGTAGTCGCAGCCGGAACATCAATGGGCGGTGTTGCAGGACGATTCAACTGGGGCCCAATAGAAGAAGTGACTCTGGTAACAGACGAAGACAATTTGGTGAAATTATTTCAAAAACCAGATGACAGTAATTTTGAAACATTCTTTACTGCTGCAAATTTTCTATCATATTCAAACGGATTGAATGTAGTACGTGCTGCAAATACTACAGTCGCAAATGCCGCTGCACCAAAGAATGCTGGTGCAAATACTGCTGCATATACTGCAATGCAAGTAACAGATTCCGAAAACTATTATCAGACCTTTGATCCAGAACAAGGTGGAGCAATCGGTGGTGGAGTATCCAATTTTGCAAACAATGGCCCTTTCATCGCAAAATGGGCAGGAGCATTAGGAAAC